TAGAAATACAGCCATGAGATTATTCCTCGTCTTTCTTAGTAGTTACTGGCTTTGGTGCTGATGGTGCTGCCTGCCCGATTTTGATCAGGAAGGCTTCGTTTTCTTTTTCCCACTCGGACATGTTAGCTCCAACTCGTAAGGATGTTTATGGACATCTCGCAGCTGAGCAGATCGCCTGATGCAGCGTTGAGAATACTAGGTGCGCTTATTGCGCTTACATTATAGGTCAAAGATGATGCAGCAAGCTTTGCAAACACGCCACAGACTGTATCTTCAATCCCGTTTAGGTTGCCTTCATTGTCAAACAATGGCACTGTCATAATAATCTTAAAGTTAGCCATAGGGCTAATAGTGATGTGCTGGTTATTGCTAGGTGTCAGATAAGGATCATCTGGGCTGACAATAACTGAATTGGCAAGAACTGTGGCAGGTGGAAAGGCAAATGTCTGCCACTTAGTATTATCTACTAATGCTGTGGCTAATGTTGTGCGAAGGGTTGTGACTGCAACTGGCATTATCCCACCATCGATGTTGGTGCAAGTGCGTGTGCGATCAATCCTCTGACCTTAGCGAGTAGCTGTGCGCTCATTCGGTAAGGTGAGGGCTGGAAGTCAATGGCATTAGAACCTGAAAGGGTAGCGGTTCTAGCTTGCCAGATTTCAACAGCGATCATCAAAGCTGCGTTTTGAATTGCTTGATCTGCTGACCAGTCCACATAAGTATCTGCTGCGACTGTGCCAAAAGGTTGTACTGGATGCTCTACTGCTGGAGTGTTGTTATTGCCAGTGATGGCATAAGTGATGTTGTAATCGCCTACTCCAGTGAGAGTCTTTGATCCGTTGTGCTTTGATCCGTTGCCAGTGATAGTTACTGTCTGGCCAACATAGAAAACTTTTTCTACTTTGTCTTGAAAGTAGAGTGTGCCCGTATGCGCTGTGTTGCTATGTGCGATGTTAAATGTTGTGTTAGTCCAGAGCATAGGCAATAGAACTGCATCGGCAGCATCACAGACAGATTCAAGAACTGAATCTGCGTATAAAGTGCCAACACCAAGCGTAGAGCGAAGCTCTGCGACCGTAGTTAATGCCATGATGATCCTTTCTAAAGACCCTGAGGGGCAGAGGGCTACTGCCCCTCAGAGCGACTTAGTTACCTATTTATTAAGTTAGGTTGAACTTGCGAACACCCTTACCTGACTTAGCCAAGTAAATTGCTAAGTATCCGTAAAGGTTGATTTCGATCTCGCCTGATGTTAGAACATTGACGCGAAGTTGTGTTGTTGGTGATTCCCATGTGTACACAGAAGCTGGTGCAACTAGGAACGCTGAGTTATCAACAATTCCTGATGTTGAGATGTTGTGATCAACGATAAGGTCAGTTCCAAGAACTCCACCAACAACGCTTGTAGCAACTGCGTTGCCTGATGCGTTCTGTGTTGCGCCTTGTGCTGAGTAAAGTGCGCGACCTGTTGAATCTGCGTATCCTGCGATGGCTGCCCACTGGTCAGTTGAAGCAACTAGCTTGTTAGCAAAGTCTCCGCCTGTACCCTTGTATGCTGCTGCACCTTCTACAGATACGAATGATTGCAATCCAGCTGCTGTTGCTGCTGTAGTTGCTGCTGTAGTTCCGTTAGCTACAAATGCTGCTAGAAGTGCTGCATCTGTCGCCTTCTCGTATGCCTTGCGAAGTTCAGCCATCATTAGTTCCATAAATGCTGGAGATGAGCGATCTACCAACTCAAAACTTACACGCTGCAATCCAGAAAACTTCTCGATCGAAATCGTGTCATAAGCTGAGGTCATCCCAGTTTCTGATGGTGCTGCACCTTCGTTTGTGTCTGCAACTGTTGGTGCAGTGTCTGCTGAAGATGCGTTTGTGTATAGGCGAGGAACTGTGAATGACATTCCATCGATTCCTGCAAGTGAACCGCGTGTTGCTGCTTCAAATGCTGGACGGCCTGTAAATGTATCTGTAATGAAAGTATTTAGGTGTGATGGAAGTGTCAAACCTGTATTTGTAGAAGTCGAATCATCCGCACTTCTTACAATACGGCGTGACTCGTCATCGCCAAGTGCTGCCTTCATGCTTGCTTCTAAGTATTGTGCTGATGTAATTGGTGCAATGCGCTCGCGCACATGTGTAGTTGCTGTTACCACAGGACGAGCAGCTTCAACCGCTGCTGCCTCTACTGGTGCTGCAACTGCTTCTGGAGTATTCTCCATAGCTGTCTCGCTTTCTGTTTGGTTTTCTTCTACTGCCTCTGGAGTATCCTCGGCAGCGACATCAATAACTTGAGCAGACTTAAATGCTGGCTCAGTTACTAATGAAACTTCAAATAGCTTGGCAGCAGATACATGCATTACGCCAGCCTTCATTTTTGACTTAACTACTTCTACGCCTACAGATAAACCTGATTGTAATCCTTCTTCTGCAAGGATCAAGGCCTCTGTTCCGCGGTTGCTGCGACTGATCTTGAAGCTGGCATAAATACCATCATCATCTGTTGTAAAAGATGTTGCTTTGCCTAAAGGCTGCTTCATGTCGTGTTGGTTAAGTAGTTTGATTGTCTTAGGATCTTCTGGAAGTGCAATAGCACCCTTCTCAAAGACCACTCGGCCAGCAGATGTGTTTCCTACTTCGCCTGTACCTGCTGGAACTATCTTGCCTGAGATTGTGCGTTCTTCTACATTGGCAGTTAGTTCAGCAGAGAATGTAAGGATGTTAGTCATCGATTCCTTCACTTCCGTTTGGTGTTAAGTCTTCCATTTCCATAGCCTGTTCAACTGTGATCAGACCAATGGCAATCATCTTTTCTAGCACTAGCAGTCTTTCCATTGGATCTGTCTTTAGGAAAGTTGAATCAACATCAAAGCGAACAGAGTTTCCTCTGGCTGTAATGTCATCCATGCTTAGTCGGTGAGAAATCGCATTTACATAAGGTGCAACACTGAATGAGAAAAATTGCTTGCGCTCATCCAATACATTTGCATAGGTCATAGAGTTATTGGCTTCTGCGCTAAGTAAATAAGCAGGGATGTTACACAATCTTGCAATCTCAGTTGCTAGGAATTGCTGTGCCTCGTCATACATCATGTCTTTAGGTGAAAATGATGATGGAGTGTATTCCAGAGTAGAGGTCAAGTAAGCAGTAGCACGATTTTGTCTTGCGTTCTTCCATGCTGCTAACAATCCTTGAATTTCTTTAGGATCCAAGTCAGCGCCATTGTTTTTAATAACTCCTGATGGCATTGGAGTAGATGAAGCAATAACAGCAGCTTTGCGAAGATCGATTGCTGCACGAATTGTTTCTGAACCGCGCTCTAGGATTCCTTCATCAAATGCTTGGAAGGTAACGATTGATCCAATACCAGACATAGGAACTGCAACAGCATCAATAAAGTATTGAGTAACAGTTGTGCCATAAAGATCAGTTGTAAAAGTTACTTTAACATTTGGTATCCATTGAAAGCGAGATGGTCGGCCATCCTCTGCATAAACTTCTGTAACTTGCCAGTAAGCCACGCCGTACATTAATAAAGAATCTACAGTCCATGCCATAGTTACAGAGCGTGGTTGATTGATTGCTGGTTGATCTACCCAGAGAGGATTGCCTAGTTCTTCACCAGTTGAATTGCGATAAAGGTTTAATGGTAGATCGGCAACTACAGATGACAAAAGATTTCTGCATCGAGCAATAGATGGCACAGACATAGCCTCGTTGCGTTGAACGCGTGGCAAGATGTAGTTATAAAGGGAGTTAAGATTCTCTCCCATAATTGTTGGAGCGTATTGCGCTAGAAGCGAGTTAGTCTTCTTAGGTGCTTCTGATCTGCTAAAGATACCCATAGACATAAAGGATACCATTTGTCAAGTAATTAGACAAACACTATCGGCGTGTCTAACTCTTTACTTTAGATAACACAAAGCCCTCGGTTAGAGGCCGAGGGCATGTGCTGGTGACGAGCCATTAGGTAATTTACTCTGATCGAATAATAAGTCAAGCAAATAATGGGGATGTTGGGGATGTCTAAGTGTAAATCTGAGGCTTAGGCACAGGCAACATTAACTTGCTAACTACCATCGCCAAGCCAATAGGCGCAGAGATGTCTCCAGCAGACTTGCGTTTGATAATACGCCACGCAGAGTCATTGACCTTAGCTGCGCAGTTATTCATCTGCTGAATTAACTCAGCTTGACCATTGTGGACTACTCGATGATTGACTAAGCCTTCTAATAAGTCACCACAGGCCTTGTAGAACTGCTGGCCTGATACATCCTCGACCATTACACCGCTTTGACTTAATCGATCTGCGATTGTTTGAGTAGCGTATTTATCAAAGCATACTAGGCGAGGCTTGTAGATGTCAGCCCATCCTTTAATGCTTGCTGCCATCTTTAATTCATCAATGGCTACTTGAGAGCTATAAGTCTCTAAGATTCCGATGCCAATCCGTCCATCTGGCAGAATTTGTCCTGCGACTAGTGAACCGTTGCGCCGAGACGGACTGACATCGAAACCGAATACAGTATAAGCCCCAGCAGTCATTTCTAGTGTGCTATCCGAGGTTTCTT